TTATTCTTGCCCGCATACCGCTGGAAACAGTTGCAGAGCGGAAAGCATATTTCGATCAGAGAAATGCTGACCAGATGCAGGCTGTAGACCACGATATGATGCGCGAGAATGCTCATTCGACTATGACGATTACTAAACCTGATCGTCAATCTCGTGTAACCTTTGGCGGCCCACAGCGATAGGGTCGCCCTGATTAGGAGAAAAAGCAAATGGCAAACCAAGATACTGCCTTTGGTCTTCGTCCTATCGGGCTTAATGGCGCAGGTGCCAACACTACTGGTGTAACTCAATATGAGATTGCAGCAACCAACACAAACGCGATTTATCAGTATTCGCCAGTAATTCCTCTGGCTGCTGGTGTTATCGACATTGTTGGTAATGCAAACGGTGGTACAGTTCCTGCCCTTGGTGTCCTGATGGGTGTTGAGTACGTAGATAGCTCTTCCAAAAAGACTGTCTTCAAAAACTACTGGCCCGGTGCTAACAGCGTAAGCGTAGACACAAACTTCCCTGTGAAGGCTTTCGTTGCTGACAATCCAAACCAGTTGTTCATGGTAGCCGCAGATGGTAGCTCAACTGACCGTGCAACTGCACTGTCAAACATCTTTGCTAACGCATCTTTGGCAACCGCAACTTCCGGTTCAACTGCAACCGGTCGTTCCACTGCTGAACTCGACATTTCCACTGTTGCTACTACAGCAACTCTGTTCATGCGTATTGTTGGCCTCACCCAAGACGAAGCCAACCTCGACTACGATGCAGCAGGTGTGAACTACGTAGTTCGGTTCAACTTCCACCACAACGCCCCGGTTGCAGCTTCGGCTTCGCAAACGACGTCGTTGTCAACCGGCATTTAAGGAGGGACATAGACAATGGCTATTTCTCGCGCACAACTAGCGAAAGAGCTTGAGCCCGGCCTGAATGCCCTGTTCGGTCTTGAGTATGATCGCTACGAAAATGAACATGCGGAGATCTTCGACGAAGAGGCTTCGGATCGTGCATTTGAAGAAGAAGTGATGCTCGGTGGATTTTCCACAGCACCAGTCAAGAGTGAAGGCGCAGCCATCAATTTTGACGATGCACAGGAAACCTACACTGCTCGTTACACACATGAGACGATTGCTCTGGCATTTTCGATCACAGAAGAAGCGATTGAAGATAACCTGTACGACCGTCTTGCGTCTCGCTACACCAAGGCTCTGGCCCGTTCTATGGCCCAGACCAAGCAGATCAAAGCTGCTGCCATCCTGAACAATGCGTTCAGCACAGGCAGCCCGATTGGCGACGGTGCAGCACTGTGTTCGGCGGCTCACCCATCACTGTCTGGCAACCAGCGGAACCTGCTGTCTACCGCAGCAGACCTCAACGAGACTTCTCTTGAGCAGATGCTGATTGACATTGCAGGCTTCACGGATGAGCGTGGGCTGAAAGTCGCTGTTCGCGGCATGAAGCTGATCATCCCGAAAGAACTGCAATTCATTGCAGAGCGTGTGATGAACTCGAACCTTCGTTCCGGCACCGCCGATAACGACACCAATGCCATGAAGAGCATGGGTATGCTTCCAGAGGGAGCAGCGGTCAACCACTTCCTGACCGACACCGATGCCTTCTTCATCAAGACGGACGCACCGAATGGCTTCAAGCTGTTCAATCGTTCGCCGATTAAAACTGCAATGGAAGGTGACTTTGACACCGGCAACATGCGGTTTAAGGCACGTGAGCGTTACTCGTTCGGTGTTTCCGATTGGCGTTGCGTTTTCGGTACACCCGGCGCATAGTACCAACCGGTACTCGGAAATTGTGCAAAGGGCGGCAGTATTGCCGCCCTTTCTTTTTTGGGATATAGTTTTTCTATCCCTGACGGGCGCATAAGGTGCCCGACATAGCCCAAGACAGGAGATAGACATGGGTCAAACTACCTTTTCGGGTCCAGTCCGGTCCGAACGTGGCTTCACCGCTGCGGGATCTACCGCAGTTGTTGAGATCACCGCAGAAACCACTCTCACTTATGCGGATCACGTAGGTCGCATCATTGAAATCAATGACGCTGACGGCGCGGTTACGCTTCCTACCATCACCACAGACACCATTGGCGCGGAATACAGCTTTTTCATTGGCACAGATGCCACTGATCTCGACATCAAAACCGACGGCACCGACAAGTTTTCGGGAACTTTGGCCGTTGCGGGGACGACAACCAAGGCTTTTGCCTCGGATGTTTCTTCCAATGATGTCATTTCAATGAACGGCACGACAACTGGTGGCGACAAAGGTTCCAACCTTAAAATTGTAGCCATTGCAGCAGCCGAGTATCTTGTTAGTGGAACGCTTATGGGCTCAGGCACAGTCGTTACTCCATTCGCGGATAGCTAATAGGAGAGTAAAATGGCCGGATCTGACGTAAGAACAAAGCGGATTACCGCCACCGGATCTCTCGGTGTTGGGCCTGCTCGTATTCGTCAGATACAGTTGAAAACAGCTTCAGGGACCCCTCGTTTGACCGTTACTGACGGCAGCGGGGGCTCCACTGTATTGGATCTGGACTTCAACGCATCTGACACGCACTCAGTGAACATTCCAGCAGAAGGTATTAGGGTCAGTGACATCTTTGTTTCTACTCTGACTAACGTCACTGCTGTGACGTTCTTCTTTAACTAGGTGCATCATGGCTACGCGTAAGGCAAAAATGCCCTCGCGCAACAAAAAGAATTTCCGCCCCACCTCAAAGGGGGCGGGAATGACTAAGGCCGGGGTAGCGGCATATAGAAAAGCTAACCCCGGGTCAAAATTGAAGACTGCTGTAACAGGCAAAGTTAAGAAGGGCTCAAAAGACGCAAAGCGTCGTGCATCATATTGCAGCCGGTCTAAAGGCCAGATGAAGATGCACAATATAAATTGTAAGAAGACGCCCAAAAAGCGTATTTGCGCGGCCCGTAGAAGATGGAAATGTTGATATGAAAGCTGATGATGTACTTAAACTTTTAGAAAAGCACGAGGAAGAATGCACTCGTAGGTATGCGGACATCCAGAGTCAGCTAGATAAACTGGACACGCGTCTTTGGGGCATTGCTGCGCTTATTATTGCCGCGGCGGTCGTGCAGAAAGTGTTCTGATGGGTAGCGTGGTTAACATAGGCCGGGGCGCATGTCCTAGCCCCAAAGCTCCAAGTCGCGGCGTTGTACGCATGAAAAAGGGCGGTGCAGTCAAAAGCAAGGGCAAGATTTGTCCAGAAGGTAAAGCTTGGGCAAAGCGCACTTTTGATACATACCCCAGCGCGTATGCAAATCTCGCTGCATCCAAATACTGTAAAGACCCCAACTATGCCAAAAAATCTAAAGGTGGCAAACGGAAGGGCCGATAATGGGACAGTTGAAGGAGTGGCTAGATGAGGATTGGGTTCGGATTGGTTCAGACGGTAGTATTAAAGGCCCGTGCGGTACGTCAAAAGATAAGCGTAACCCTGACCGTTGCCTTCCTAGATCTAAAGCTAACCGTCTATCGAAAGCTGAACGCGCTTCGACAGCGCGTAAAAAGAAGCGTGAAGGTTCCAAAGGAAAGACCGTCGTCTCCAACACCAAAGCCGCAAAAGTCCGAAAAATGGAAGCCGGGGGTGAAGTCACGAAGCCGAAGCGCCCGTTCCGCGGAAAAACCGTCAAAGGGACAGCCGTTGCCCGGGGATGTGGATGTGTAATGAACGGTCGTCGTAAGCGCACGAAAGGGTCGGTATCGCAAGCATGAACATGATGCGGTTCAATATTGGCAAGGAAAAGCAGATCTGTGAGGAGATTCTCGCATGGTCTGCTCATACTTTGCAGAAGCCGAATCCGTATTACAACGGCTTGCCGCCCTGTCCTTATGCCCAAAAGGCTTGGGAAGACGAAAAAGTCATAATTTTGTTCAAGTATGAGCCCGGAATGCAGGTCTTGTATAGCACGTTGTCTCAATGGGAAGACGCGTTCGACCTAGCGATTATTGTGGATTTGAACTTTAAAAAAGACCCCGATGAGTTCCATGACTACTTAGAGCAGATCAATCAAGCCGTTTCGGACGGCTTTTTCATTGACCGGGATATGTGGGTAATGGGGTTCCACCCACATGATGACGCCAATGATTTCGTTGATGACCAGAGCTTTATGCAAATGGTGGACGACGAGTACGCCATGATTTTTGTGCAGCGATTGTCTAAAGTTCAGGAAGCGGCAGACAAATTGGCACAAAAAGGCTACTATGATAATTACTTAGAGGAATATGACGCCTCTGAGATTTTTGCGAAGAGAGAAAACCTGTACAGGAGACTGAAAAATGGCGATGAAGCCTCGTAAAATGGGAATGAAAAAAGGCGGCGCAGTCAAGAAGATGCGCGGCGGCGGCATGGTTAAGAAGATGCGTGGCGGCGGTATGGTTCGTAAGATGCGCGGCGGCGGCATGGTTAAGAAGAAAAAGTAAATGGCAGTCTCTGGAAGCACTGATTTTGAATTAGACGTCTCTGATTACATTGAAGAGGCGTTTGAGCGTTGCGGTCTTGAGGTTCGTACCGGGTACGACCTCAAGTCTGCCAAGCGGTCGCTTAACCTCATGTTGGCGGAATGGGCCAATCGGGGGTTAAATCAGTGGACTATTGTCCAGAGAACACAAGCTCTTACTCAGAGCACCGGGGTTTATTCTTTGGGCACGGACGTCATCGACGTTTTGTCGGTCGTTGTTCGCAGGGATGGGACAGATTACGCTTTAGAGCGTTTGAGTCGGGACGAGTACCTGTCTATTCCAACAAAAACCACCGAAAGCCGACCAAACCAGTTTTTCTTGGATCGTCAAGTAACACCGCAGTTGAAGCTATGGCCGGTCCCTGAAAACAGCACAGACACCATCATCTACGATGCTTTAACACGTATGGATGATGCAGACACGTTTATCAATACGATGGACATGCCGTTTCGCTTTTA